AATATTTGAGGGAATAGTTATTATAAGTTTTTAGTAAATGTGTTTTTGGTTGATGAGCCATTAAATACAGGTGCTGTTATGAAATATTGTCAAAAATTGAAGAATTGTATATACAGTAAATAATGTTTTTATTAATAAATATTAGAATTTTTAACCCTCTTTCTCCATCTACCTGCTCCTTGGGGAGCAGAAGACACAGATACTTTGCTAGACATATTGAAGAAAAATGATGTCAAGGCCACTTTCTTTTTATGTGGGTACTGGGTAGACAAATATCCGGAGGAAGTAAAGAAAATATACAATGACGGTCACGATATTGGAAACCACAGCAACACACATCCTCATGGTTCAAAATTATCCCTAGAGGAGAATAAGGAGAATATACAGGGGTGTCACGAGAAGATTAAAAACTTGTTAGGTATAGATGCCAACCTGTATAGACCACCTTTTGGAGAGTATAATGATACTGTCTTAGATGCAGCAAAGGCGTGTGGATACTATGCTATACAGTGGGATGTAGAACTATTAGAAACAAAATATACAAAAAAAATGGGCGTATCAGTACGCCCATTTAATATGTATACGGTCCTTATAAACATAGACCTTATCTATAAGTGTTTTAGCAACATCTCTTTTTGCTTCTATATCCCAACTATCCCAACCGTCAAGGTTTGGAATTTTCAACTCAACATCTTTAGTGACATTAAGTTTATTTATTTTGTCAAGTGTTTGTTTTTTCTTGTTATCTAACTCCTCTATCTTTTTGTTTGCGTATTCCATCAGTGTAGTGTTTGCTACAGCAAGGTTATTAACTATATTTTCTATATCTTTTTCGATTTGTACAAGTTCGGCTTTAAGACTGTTTATCTCCTGTCTATTATCATTTTCTATATCCTTAATTTTACAATCGCTAAAGTTTTCCACATAATTAATCATTTTTTGGTGCACAAGTTCTTCTATGTCAGATACATAATGTGTAACAACTTCTGTATCACACATTTTTATAGCTCGCCCTGAGCAATTAAAGTATTTTGTTTCTTTATATGTCTTTACTGTCATAGCTCTGCCACAGTACCCACATTTAATTAATCCTGTCAACCAAGTATGCTTGCCTTTGCCATTGTTTTTTATTTGCACATTTTTATCTAGTTTGTACTGGCATTTAAGCCACAGGTCAGATGGAATAACTCCTGAATGAAACCCTACAGCAATGTGATGGTCTTTTAAGTTGTTATACTTATTTGCTCCCCTGTCACGCTTGCCATACACATTCAGTCCGTTTACACCGTTAAATAAGCTAACATCACTCTCTATTACACAGCCTTTGGCTACATAATAATTATAAATATCTACATCAGCCTGTACATATGCCGGACTGTGCAACATTCGTGACAATTTAATATTGTTCCACATTACATTTAGTTTTTCAGTTAAATCACTAGCTATGTTACCTAGGGATTTATCTGTGTTAGCGTATTCATAAAAAATTTGTTTTACAAGTTCAATATCGTCATTTTGTTGTATCGTTGCGACTTTCTTTCCACCAATGGTGGTTTTTGTGTTGCTGTAGCCAAAAGGTGCAATACCACCACCCCAAGCACCTGTTTCACCTCGTTGGTAATAGTTGTCCTTAACTCTTTCGGCGATAGTTTCTCGTTCTAGCTGTGCAAAAACCATAACTATATAAAGCATGGCCTTACCAACAGGGGTTGATGTATCGAATTTTTCACTTGCTGAAATAAAGCTAACATTGTGCTTTTGTAATATATCTATTATATTGGCAAAGTCTAGCACAGAACGACTTATACGGTCCAACCTGTACACAACAATAGTGTCAATATTTCCTTGTTTAACATCTGCCATAAGGTTTTGAAAAGCTGGACGGTCAGTGTTTTTGCCGGAAAAGCCTTTATCCTTATATATTTTAAACTCCAATCCCTGAGTTTTTATTTCTTTTTGGCACATTTCTACCTGTGTTTCAATGGAAATGGAATCTTTCTTATCGATAGACTGCCTTGTATATATAGCTATCATATTATATCACTCCTTATAAAAAATATGTTTTTGGGTATAAAAATAACACCTTGCAAGGCAGGTGTTATTTGTGATATAATATCTTTGTTGGTGTATTATATCAGGGCATCTGCCTTGTATGGTACTTTGACAATCCTTTATTGGTAGCATTGGATTGTCAGTGTAGGTCCTCTGTTGGTAGCAGGGGACTTTTTTATTAATAGTTTTTGTTTACAATCGAACAAAATTTTGATATAATGATATAGGAGGTGTAAGTATGAGTAAAATTTATTATAATATAAACTTATTCAAAATAACATCCTATATATCATCATTATTTTTAACTTCTATATATGTTTTTTTTAGACTAAAGGGTACGCACCTATCAATTTCAATAATTCAATTGGTGGTTGTTGTTCTATCATCGCTATATGTTGTTTATTATTTGTTTGTTGCTTCAAAGGATGGTAAGTTAAACAACATTGAAGATGTTAAAATTATAGAAGTTAAACAAGAAAAATTTATTACCTCTAATTACCTGTTTTCTAATATTTTACCGGTAATTGCATTAGACTTTAGCGCGACCTCAGATACATCCAAATACGCTAGGTTCTTATGTTTAGCATTTGTAATTGTCCTTGGATTCATATATGTAAGAAATGATTTGTTCTATATTAATCCATTATACGATTTTTTGCAAATAAATACATATACTGCAAAAATATATGTAAAAAACAAAACAGCTACAAAAGAAACAATGATAATATCCAAGCGTAAATTATATAACTCCAGTAATCCTCTGTGTGTAAAGGCGATTATCAAGAATAATATAGTTATTGTAAATAGTATTAAATTATCAAGATAGCCTTTTATTATTTAATGATATAGATATTTCATTTTCATCATATATATCCCTTTTGAGAACGTGGCAGATATATCCCAATAACTTTTCTGCATCGTTCTCATTTTCTATTATAGGTGAATTATTTTCAAATTTTAATCCTATTTTTTCTAATTCTTTTATTGTTTTAGCATCCTTATTTTTTATATTATTTACTCTTTCATCGTCATATGTGCTAAAATAATTATAGTTTTTCCCAGAATTAGAGAATTTCTTAATATTGGTTATTAACATTTCTTCTTCATTAAACATATTTTCAAGCTCAGAAACTTTGTTGTCTCTTAGAGCTTTTATTTGTTCAGTAAAACCAAATAATACTTTAATATTTTCGTTGATAAATATACATAAATCATCAATTATAATCATTCCAGGATAAAAAGGTATTTTAATAAGGTTCTTTTTAATAGGGTTGTATTTAAGATTTCCATCGTCATCATCAAAAGTAAATAACAAAGACTTGGGCTTGTATATTGGATTACCTCTATTAACTATTACTAATCTATGTTTTTCTGAATTATCTCTAGGTAAAGTCTCCCCATAAAATACAGTATATTTTATTCCTTTAAAATTACGAAATTCGCTAGAACTAATTTGATTAGAATTATTTATGGAATTTAAGAATACCTGAACTTTGTAATTATCAGGATTTAATCCAGGTAAGGTTCCATTTTTAATGTTTTCATCGGTAAAGTCAAGTTCTGACAACATTATATAATCCTTGTGTGTTTTGTAATTTGTTTCCTTGTATTCTTCATATACAGTTTCATCGTCTTTTAAATATTTATTTTCTGTAAAATGTAATATAGCTTCCACATTTTCTTTTATCATTTTTTTGTCCATTTGTGAGTCAAAAAAATCATATGTTAGAGAAGATAAACAGTTATTATCTTTATTATTAACTCTATTATTAACTCTAACAGCGTATAAATAATAATTTACATTATTTAAATCATTTGCTACATCATTAAATTTTTGCAGATATGCCTTAATTATTTCATTATTCATATGTTTCCTCCTCCTTATAGTATTACTTGTCGAAAAATGTCGAATTATAGTATCTATTTTTTAAGTAACATTTTTTGACAAAATAATACATATTTGTTATAATAATTTCGGAGGATTGATAGGTTTTATAAAATCTTCTACATAGGCATTAGGTACTGGTACTATCTAATGCCTTTTTATGTATTCACTAAACTGTCTATATACCCGCCTTTCAAGTGGGTGTCTGTTAAACATATTCCTTTTTTCTAGTTCTAATAGCCTTTCGTATCGTATTTTGGCTGATTGTTCAGATACATTACATATTCTACTAATATCTTCAAAAGATTTAATATCTAAGCTATGTAGCACAGTAGCAGGCATTAATATATCTCTTGCAAACACATTAGCTTGCATTTCAAATATATCCATACCGTCAAAATCTTTTTCTGAATTCCTGTTATATGTTTTTCCAAACTTTAAATGACCTATTAGGCAATGACCTAATTCGTGGGCTAAAGTAAATCTAATTCTAGCCTTAGGCTTTTTGTCATTATAGTAAATTACATTCACATTATTCACATTAAGACTAAACCCATCTCCTGTTAGATTTTGCTTGCTATCACTATATTTTAGTATAGTGATGTTGTTTAATCTTGCTATAGTAGCAAGATTGATTGGTAGGCTTGTTATATTACATTTTATTAAAGTTTCCCAAGCCTTATTTCTAGCTATCTTATAATCGTGATACATATTACCATTCCTTTCCTATAACAGTATAGAAAAGAAGTAGTAATATATCATTAGTAGGTTAATTCCATTAATGGAATATTATGTAAACTATAAATCATCAGGTGGAATATAGTTTTTCATATCATCTTCAACATCAGACTTTTTAATGTCAACAGCCTTGTTACTATCACCTCTAGCAGCAACCAATGTTATATTGTCGACATTATTATTAGATTTATTTGAATACATGTCTATTAATGTTAGTTCTTCTATTCTTTTTTGTGCTTCAAGTTTGCCGACATCATTTAATAAATTATAATTTTGTACTAATTTTAGTTCTTTATTTGATAAATTCACAGAATTGTCTTTTCTTTCAATGTCAACATCGTATCCCATTAACCAAGCTTCATTTACATTTAAAGCTTTAGCTAATTTATATGTATTTTTTTGCTTTGGTTCATAGCTACCACTTAAATATGTTGAAATTGAAGATTTTCCGATGCCGGTTTTTTTGACCAAATCAGCTTGTGTCATATCTCTTATCTCTAATGCTTTCTTTAGCCTATCAGAAATAGAATCCATTATCTCACCTCCTGAAACTATATTAACATAAAAGTTCAGAAAATGCAACATTTTTTTAAAAATAATTAAAAAAAGTTCAGAAAACTTAAAAAAGTGGTTGACTTTTATAGGAATAAATGTTATTATGAGTTCAGAAACACGAACAGGAGGTGATAGACAATGAGTGACCCAATTTTTGATTACAGAAAACTAAAAGGTAGGATTAAAGAAAAATTTAATACTCAAGATAATTTTGCAAGTGCTTTAGGCATTGGTAGGGTTTCTTTAAGTCAAAGATTAAACAATCAACTAGAGTTTGATTCTAAAGAAATCTTCAGAGCTGTTAAGTTGTTAGGATTAGAAGAAAAAGATATTCCAGAATATTTTTTTTGCTCAATTAGTTCAGAAACACGAACAGAATCGGCTTAGGAGGTGGAAAGATGGAAAAGGAAAAAGCTAATGTAATAGATATTAAAGTTTCAACAACGGAACTAGATACTGCTATAGAAAAGGCAGAACGCCTTATAATACTTTTAACTGAGGCAAACAAATTGGCTGAGAGTTTTTGCAAGTAACTACTAGGACAATCAGCATTTATCATAATATGAAGAGAGGTGATTAATATGCAGAAATACAAATGTACTGAGGAAAGACCTGTTTACAAGAGTGAAGAGGAGGAAAAAGAGGCATTAGGCAGAGGGCTATATACTCTCAACAAACGCATATTGCCTTATCTGCAGAAGAAAGAGGAGGTACATAAATGACGATACTGTTAATTATTGCAGTCATTTTTGTAGCTGCAAACTTGGCATAGAAAGAAGGTGAAATGTTGAAAAATTGGACGAAAGCTGATGACGAAAAGCTAAAGCTATTAGATAGCTATGGCGTTGCAATTGGCGATATGGCAAAGATTATAGGTGTTTCGTATAGGTCAGTACACGCTAGACTTAATAGGATTAGAAATATAGAAGATAATCAAGAGCCTAACGACAATAATGAAGAAAGGTTAGCTACAAAGGAAATACGAGAAAATATTTGCCTTATGTATATTACAAATATGACAGAAAAGAAAGGTGATGCTGTTGCATATGTTGCAAAATCATGTGGCTTCAAGAGAAGTCAAGTGGAAAAGTGCCTTGTCGAGTGTCATACAGACGGTACTTACAGGAAAGTATTATCTCATATTAATAATCACAATTTGAAGGTGGGACAGATATGAAAAAATTAATTAATAGGTTAAGAAATTGCTTTAAAGGAAACTCTGTAGTAATGCTCAGTAAAGAAGAAAGTAACCGTATGAAAAGGAGATGCGTCAGGTGGGAGTAAAGAAAAAGTCCTCTGCTGCAACAGAGGACTAGTTAAGAGTAAATATATGTTTGGGACAATATTTACTCTTCGAGTATAAAACAATAATTTGGTTTTGTCAATGAAAGGAGATTAAATATGCGAATATTAACATTAACAAAAGGTATGGACATAGAAGAATGGCGTAATCTGAGAAAAAAATCTCTAGGTGGAAGTGATGCGTCTGTAATAGTTGGACTTAATAACTGGAAAAGTTCTTATACACTGTGGGCAGATAAAAAAGGTTATCTTCCTAATACTGAAGATAATGAAGCTATGAGAATAGGTAGCGATTTAGAAGAATATGTTGCTCGTAGATTTACAGAGGCTACGGGTAAAAAAGTGAAACGAAGAAATTATATGTTTTTGCACGATAAATATGACTTTATTACTGCGAATGTAGATAGAGAAATTGTTGGTGAAAAAGCTGGTCTTGAATGTAAAACAACAAATGTTTTTGCTAAATCGGATTTTGAAAATGGTGAAATTCCGTTGTACTATTACTGCCAATGTATGCACTATATGGCAGTAATGGGATATGAAAAAATGTATTTAGCTGTACTTGTTTTAGGAAAAGCGTTTTACTGGTTTGAGATAAATAGAGATGAAAATGAAATCAATAACTTGATAGAAGCTGAAAAAGAATGGTGGACTAAATACATTATTAATGATGAAATTCCTGAAATTGATGGAAGTTCAAGTACTGAAAATACTGTAACTACACTTTATCCAGACAGCAATGGAACAACTATCTATGACAGTAATTTAAAAGATGATGTAAAAATGTGTTTAAACTTAAAAGCAAAGATAAAAGAGCTTCAAGAAATATCAAAAGGATATGAATCAAAAATTAAAGCAACAATAGGTGAAGCTGAAAATTGTTTAGTTGATAATTATAAAGTAGCTTGGAAAAATCAAGAACGCAGAAGTGTAGATACTAAAAAATTAAAGGACGAAAATCCTGAAATATATAACGAATATTTAAAAGTAACAAAAACAAGAGTATTAAGAATTAAGGAGGTTTGTTAAAAATGTCAACAACAACTAATACTTCAGGTGCAATATCAAAACAGAAAAATAACACAATTACTCAGAATAGTGCTAACCCAAAGAATATAAGAAGCTATATAAAAATTTATGAGGGTGAAATAGCAAAAGCGTTACCTAGTGTTTTAACTCCAGAGAGGTTTTCAAGAATGGTTTTGACAGCTATGACTAAAACACCAAAATTGGCAAATTGTAAGCCAGAAAGTTTTATCGCAGCTATGTTGGAAGCTGCACAGCTAGGCTTAGAACCAAATACACCTTTGGGACAAGCCTATTTAATACCCTACGGAAATAGCTGTCAGTTTCAAATAGGTTATAAAGGCTTGATAGACTTAGCTCATAGAAGTAAAGAGCTAAAAAGCATAGAAGCTCACGAAGTTTATGAAAACGATGAATTTGAATTTGAGTTTGGGTTAACACCTAAATTGGTACATAAGCCTGCTATGACAAATAGAGGTTCTGTAATTTGGTACTATGCTGTATATCATCTCGTAAATGGTGGGTATGGTTTTGAAGTTGCTAGCAAAGAAGAGATAGAAGCTCACGCAAGAAAATATAGCAAGACTTTTAATAATGGTCCTTGGCAAACAGATTTTGATGAAATGGCTAAAAAAACAGTATTAAAGAAAGTATTAAAATATGCTCCGCTAAAAAGTGATTTTGCAAGAGGAATAACAGTTGATGAAACAAGTAGTGAAATAGACTTTAGTGATGGAGAAGCCAATATAACACCTTCTATTGATGAAGATAGCATTATTGATGAGGTGAACGCTGATGAATAAAGTAATTTTACTAGGTCGTATGGCTCGTGAGCCAGAAGTTCGTTTCACTCAAGGTAATGAACCAATGGCAGTTTGCAGGTTTTCTGTAGCTGTCGAAAGACCATACTCGTCTAAACGTAAAGAAGGCGATGCAACAGCTGATTTCATCAACTGTGTATGCTTTGGTAAGCGTGGCGAAAATATAGGACAGTATTTCCATAAAGGAAATAGAATTGCTATCACTGGTAGATTACAGGTTAGCAATTGGCAGGATAATAACGGTCAGAAGAGATATTCTACTGATGTTGTTGTTGAAGATTTCGAATTCTGTGAAAACAAAAATGTAAATAGTGTGAGTACGAATAGTTCTCAAACAACTACTTCAAGTCCTGCACAAAGTAACAATAATAGTGATTTTTTCCCTATCGTAGATGACGATGAGGAATTACCATTTTAAAATGATAAAGTGCAAGGCAGGTGTGCTACTTGCCTTGTATAGGAGGTGTTTATTTGTCAAATATAGGAGGTGGCTGGTTAAAACTATACAGGGATTTGATTGACAAGCCTCTGTGGTTAAATAGTACGCTAGAACAAAGAGTTATTTTAGTTACAATTTTATGTATGGCTAACTTTGCACCTAAGAAATGGGAGCATAACGGAGAAATATTTGACTTACAAGCTGGGCAATTTATTACTTCACTTCCTTCACTCGTTAGCAAATGTAACTCAAAAGAGATAACAACACAGAAAGTTAGAACAGCCTTAAAAAGATTTGAAAAGTTAGGTTTTTTAACAGACAAATCAACAAATAAATACAGGCTCATAACTATAGTAAATTGGGCTATGTATCAAGATTTTGATAATGAAGATAACAAGCAAAATAACAGCCAACTAACAGGCAATCAACAGGCAGATAACAGCCAACTAACAGCTAAAGAAGAATGTAATAATAACAATAATGTTAATAATGCTAATAATATACAGTCTTATCCGTCTTATCAGTCTAATAATATATATAATACTCCGACACCGACTCCATTTCCAACACAGACTGACAGACAAGACTATATTGATTTTACATTGTTCGAAAACAGAATTCGTAAAATTGTATGCTACGATGATTTCGGTGAAGATGATAAGGCTGTAATTGACGATTTAATCAACTTGATGATTGATTTGCTTGCTACAAATGACACGCTTGTTGCAATAGGTAACAGACGATACCCTAAGCAATATGTGTATAGCAAACTTCTGACATTAAACGATGACAGTATAAAATATTTAATAAAAAAACAAGCTAGGCTTGGCATAGACGAAGATGTTAAAAATCCAAAGCGATACATGCAAGGGATTATATTTAACACAGCATTAAACTACAAGACTGAAATACAAAAGAGTTTTAATGATAGCTACTATCGTGGAAAGGAATGGTTAGGGTGAAACTAAAGTGCGACATCTGTGGCAAAGAGTACAAAGCGTATGGCTGTTATAGAAGCAAAGAAAGGCATCTGTGTGATACCTGCATTGCTAGACGAAACAAGTTTTTGAAAAGGCTAAATATAAAAATAAATTACGATAAAGAGGAGAAGAAAGATGATAAATTTCTTTATACCAGGGAAGCCGACTGGTAAGGGCAGACCTAGGGTGTGTAGAAATGTTACATACACACCCAAAGAAACTAAAGATTATGAAACGCTTGTTAGAACTTGTTATAAACAAAAGTATGGCGATAAAGAGCCTATACCGACTAAAACACCAGTCGAGGTAGAAATATATGCCTACTTCAAAATCCCTAAAAGTATGCCGAAAAAACAAGTTAAATTGATTGAAAATAATGAGCTATTCCCAACCGTTAAGCCTGACGCTGACAACATAAGCAAAATAATACTGGATGCCCTGAATGGGTTAGCATATTACGATGATAACCAAGTTACTGATTTAGTTGTATATAAGCAATATGCAACAACAGATGAAGGGGTTGGTGTACTTGTTAATATTAAGGAAAAGAGGTTAGAGAATGAAGAAATTAAGTGAGTTAAGCGATGAAACGCTATTGTACATAGAAATTTTTAACGATTTAAAAAGCATAATTCCAGAGGTAAAAATAGTCACCAAAAAAGAGTATGTTAGCAATCAAGATTTGTTTTGTAAAGGGAATTGGAGCGAAATCTTCATTGCTATTATCTCTCCAATTTCTTTTTTCCTGGAAGATTTTTTAGAACAAGCAGAAAGCGAAAATAGACTAGGTGACGATTGGAGAAATAAAGTCATTGATGAATTAAGAGATACAATAGACATTGATGAATTTGAATATAAGATAAATGAAGTGTTGATGAGACACCCTAATTATATTGCCGGAGAACCTGTGGAAAACGATGTTTGGGAGTGTAAGGAGGAATAGTTTTGGAAAATAACAATATAGACCACCCATCGCACTATTGCCATGGTGGTATGGAGTGCATAGATGAGATGGTAACAGTGTTTGGTAGGGTAGCAGTAAAGCATTTCTGTTTGCTTAATGTTTGGAAATACCGAAAAAGAGCTTTATACAAAAATGGCGAAGAGGACATGAAAAAAGCTGATTGGTATATGAAGAAGTTTGTTGAGTTGGAGGGTGATGAAAATGAAAGTTGATTGCGGATATACTGAAAACTATCTTAAAGAGCAAAATAGGATGACAGGGAATTGTGAGATAGATTGTAAAGATTGCCCGATTAGTGATAACAACAACAAGACCAACTTGCTATGTGGAGAGTTTGAAAGAACGTATCCTGACGAAGCGATAAAAATCGTACAAAAATGGAGTGACGAACATCAGCTGGAAACTAGGTTAGAACATTTTCTAAAAATGTTTCCAAACGCTCCAATATGGAAAGGACGCCCTTTTCTTTGTGTTAGGAATTTGAATAAGAAAGTTTCGTGTGAAAATGATTGTGAAAAATGCTGGAATGAGCCTTATACAGAGGGTGGGTTCTGAGTTTGAACCTGTCGGAATTTCCGACAAGTAAAATTTAAGCAAGAAAAAAAGCCCTCCAGCAAGCCGAAGAGCAATTCAGATAAGTACAAAAATATTATAAGTGTGTTGCTTAGGTTTGTCAAGGAGGGCTTTTATGACATTAAAAGAATTAAATCAATTATATTATCTTAGCGTAGAAATAGCACATTTGAAAAAAGAAATAGAAAAAAGAGAAAATCAATCTGATATAAGGGCACAAGTTATAACAGGGATGCCATTTGGTGGAAAATTAAGTGACCCTACAGGAGAAAGAGGGACAGAGTTGTCAGACAATAAAATGTTATTAAATTTGGCGTTAATTAAAGCGGAGATAGAGAAAAATAAAATAGAGCGATATATTTCTCAAATTGATAATTCAGAAATGCGTACAATAATTAGATTGAGATGTATAGAATTTAGAACGTGGGAGCAAATAGGAGCAGAACTGCATATGCACAGAACTACAGCAAAGCGAAAAATTTCTAATTATATTAAAAATGCACACAATGCACATTGAGTATGTGTTATTATGTTAGGGTAGAAAAGGTTAAAAACTTTTGATACATTCTCCTTTCTGTGATTAAATACAGATATTAAAAAAAAGCACTTTAACTAGGTTGCTACGGCTACTATTGGTTACTGTGCTTTTTTTGTTTATAAAAAATGCTAGGAGGTGGCATTAATGAACTTATGTGATGAAAGGCAGGTGTTTTGATGAATCATAGCAAATTAGCAATTGAAGTTGTTGCAACATTGATAAGTGAAAAAACAAGCATCAATCAAAAAATAGCTGCAACAATACTGATGAAAATTCTTTTTACGGATGAAGAAAGAAAAATGATTCTTGAAGACCCTGACTTATATCCTTTTAGCAGGAATGATTCAAGGGTCAGAACATGGACGAAACAAATCGTTTCAAAAGGTAAATGTGAAAAATGCGGTGCAACTGAAAACCTTGAAGCACATCATATCATTAAATGGGCAGATTATCCAAAAGGAAGAGTTGATTTAGAAAATGGAATGTGTCTTTGTCGTAAATGTCATACAGAAGAACACAAGAATGACCAGTCATATTTTATGATGAAGTCAAAAGAAAGTAGGTGTTCAGCGTGACGCCAAGACAAGAAAAGTTTTGCCTTGAATATGCTGCATCAGGTAACGCGTACCATTCAGCACTTAATGCAGGATATAGTGAAAACTATGCAAAAGGCAATGTCAGCAAATTGTTGGAAAATGAGAGTGTAAAAAAACGATTGCAGGAACTGAAAGAAAAAGCGGAATCTGAAAAGATTGCTGATATTAAAGAAATGCAAGAAAAACTGACTGCAATCATTAGACAAGATACAACAGAAGATGTGATTGTGGTTGAAGGTACAGGCGATGGTTGTTCTGTAGCGAGAATTATGCAAAAGAAACCTTCTTTCAAAGAAGTTGTCAGTGCAATCAATACGCTCGGAAAGATGCAGGGGGCATTCGCTGATAATATCAATTTATCACTTGAACCAGTTATGATTGTGAATGACCTGAAAGAATAATAGGTGATGTCATGAAGGTATCATTGCAGGAAGCAGTTGGCAAGGGTTACAAAGACTTTTGGAATTTCACGGGAAGATACAGAGTATGCAAAGGTTCTCGAGCTAGTAAAAAATCTAAGACAACAGCCTTAAACTTTATATACCGCATTATGAAATACCCTCAAGCAAACTTGCTTGTTGTAAGAAAAGTGTTTGGCACTTTGAAAGACAGTTGTTATACAGATTTAAAGTGGGCTATCCACCGTTTTGGTGTAGATAGCCTTTTTGAGTGTAAGTTAAGCCCTTTAGAAATTACTTATAAGCCGACAGGGCAAAAAATACTGTTTAGAGGGCTAGACGACCCTTTAAAGATTACATCAATAACAGTACAAAACGGCTCTCTTTGTTGGCTTTGGATAGAAGAAGCTTATGAAATTGATTCCGAAGACGATTTTAATATGCTTGATGAGTCTATAAGAGGTATAACACCTCCTGGACTGTTTAAGCAAATAACAATTACATTAAACCCTTGGAATGAGCATCACTGGATAAAGGCTAGGTTCTTTGATGTTATAGATAGCAACATAATGGCAAAGTCTACAAATTATATGTGCAACGAATGGCTTGACGAAAGCGACTTAAAAGTGTTTGAGGATATGAAAAAGAATAACCCTCGTCGTTATCAAGTTGCCGGTCTGGGGAATTGGGGTATTACAGATGGTTTGGTCTATGAGAATTGGCAGGAAAGGTTGTTTACTGTTGAGGAAGTTACGAAAATGCCAGGGATTGAAAGTACATTTGGTTTGGATTTTGGTTATACCAACGACCCAACAGCCTTATTCTGTGGGCTTATAGATGTTAAAGGTAAAGTTTTGTATGTGTTTGATGAGATATACGAAAGAGGGCTTAGTAATGAAAAAATAGCCGAAAAGATAAGAGAAAAGGGCTATAGTAAAGAAATTATTACGGCTGATTCTTCCGAACCAAAATCTATAGACAGGCTTAGGGAATTAAGTATAAGGCGTATTAAGCCGGCAAGAAAAGGTAAAGACAGCGTAAATAATGGCATTGACTTTTTGCAAGGCTTTGAAATATTGATACATCCTAAATGCCAAAATTTCATAAAAGAGATTGGGTCGTACTGTTGGGATAAAAACAAAGAAGGTAAGAGTATAAATGTTCCTGTCGACACAAATAACCACTTAATGGACGCTATGCGATATGCTGTAGAGGGTTACACAAGAGGTAGGACATTTAGTTTTGAATAGAGGTGATAAAGATTGTTTGATTTTCAGTTTCCGGGGTGGCTGACCCCGTACATGAATGACATTATCCGTAAAGGAGCAGAAAGCAGATTAACGGATATGGACTATGTGTCTAGGGAGATAACTCGTTTTTTATCCAGTCCACGCCGAGCCGACATGCTAACAGGCAACAGATACTATACAGGGGTACACGATATATTGCATTACAAGAAAATGGTTATTGGTGAAGGAGGAGAACCTACTCCAGTTACTAATCTTCCAAATGACAGACTTGTAAATAACCAGTATGGCAAATTGGTCGACCAAAAAGTTAATTACTTGTTGGGTAAGGAAATATTGTTTAACACAAAAGACAAAACCTATTCAGAAATACTCAACAACAAAATTTTTGACGCTAAGTTTGATAAACTTATACAGGAAATCGGCGAAGATAGCCTGAATTGTGGTATTGGTTGGATATACATAGGGTATGATGAAAGAGGCGAGTTAAGTATGCAGAGGATAAAACCTTGGCAAATAATCCCTTGTTGGGCTGACGAGGCACACGCCATATTAAATTATGTTATTCGAATATATCCTGTTTCTTATTACGAAGGCAAGACCGAAAAGGAAGCATTAAAAATTGAAATATATGAAGAAAATGGCATTACCAGGCTAGTAAAAACCGATGGGCAGATATTACCGGACGGCATAAATTGGCGAGTGCCTTATTTTTATAATGATGAACAGCCTCTTGGCTGGGATAAGATACCTCTTATTCCTTTTAGGGCGAATAGAAATGAATTACCATTACTGAAAAAAGTTAAAAGTCTACAAGATGCTTTAAACCTTATGTACAGCAACTATACTAACAATATGCAAGAAGACCCTAGAAACACTATTTTAGTTTTAAAGAATTATGACGGTGAAAATTTAGGAGAATTTAGACAGAATTTGTCTACTTACGGTGCTGTTAAGGTGCGAACTGCTGATGGTTCGCAAGGTGGGGTTGAAACACTATCTATACAGGTAAATGCTGAAAATTACAAGGTTATTATCGATTTGCTCAAAAAGGCAATAATTGAAAATGCAATGGGATACGATGCTAAAGACGATAGGTTAAGTGGCAATGCAAATCAAATGAACATACAGAGTATGTACTCAGATATTGACCTTGATGCCAACAAGATGGAAACAGAATACAAGGCTAGCCTGCAAAGGCTGTTGTGGTTTGTAAATGCTTATTTATCCCAGACGGGACAAGGTGATTACTTTGGGGAAGATGTTGAGATTGTCTTTAATAGAGACGTGCTTATTAACGAAAGTGAAGCAATAGACAACTGCGTTAAGTCATTAGGTGTTTTAAGCAAAGAATCTGTTGTTAAAAACCACCCTTGGGTTAATGATGTCAGCGCTGAAATGGAGCTTATACAAAAGCAAAATGACGAGGAGTACAGCATTAAACTTGACAACATAAAGGCTGGTGACAGCATTGACGAAGAATAGTGATTACTGGAAAGATAGGGCTATAGAAAACGAAAAGAATGCCAGAACTACTGCTGAAATAGGTGAAGCAGAATTAAAGGCTATCTTTTCTGAGACAAGTTCTAAGATACAAAAAGAAGTTGACTATTGGTGGAATAGATTTGCTAAGAATAACAACCTTACGATAAGTGAAGCTAAAAAGCTAATGTCTAATAAGGAATTAGACGAGCTTAATTTGGATGTTAAAGAGTATATAAAGAATGGCATTGAAGCAGCTATTACTCAACTTCCTTACATAGAGAGTCAGCTAGAAAACGCTAGTGCTAAGTTTCATATCAGTAGGTTAAATGCTTTAAAGATACAGGTGCTATCTATAAGTAATGAAATGTTCGCAGATGTGGACAAGACTGTTAAAGAAAGTATGAAAAAAGTCTATACTGACACATATTATAAAACAGCCTTTAATATTCAAGATGCCGTTGGAGTTTACTTTGATTTTACTAAGATTGACGATAATTTGCTTGAAAAGATTTTGTCTAAGCCTTGGGCAGAAGATGGCAGCAACTTTTCTGAGAGAATATGGGGAAAACAACGCCCTAAGTTAGTAAATAAAATCCATAAAGACCTTGTAGATTGCGTTAGTAGGGGCAGAAATCCAAACGAATATACAGAAGAACTTGCTAAGGAATTTAAGGTAGGTCTTAATCAGGCAAATAATCTTATAGTAACCGAATACAACTACTTTAATGAAAAGGCTACGCAGGATTGTATGAATGAGTTAGGTGTAGAAGAATATGAAATATTAGGAACTCTTGACGGTGCTACTTGTGCTACCTGTGGTGGTTTAGATGGCAAGCATTATCCCCTTAAAGATGCCGTAATTGGTATCAACTCTCCACCGTTTCATCCTCGTTGCAGGTGTACAACTATTCCTTATTTTAATGATGAATTTACTCAAGGCGAGGAAAGAGCTTACAGGGGCGAGGATGGGAAAACTCACTATACTAAGGCTAAAACATATGAGGAATGGAAAAGGAAATTTGTTAAGGAGAAAGGTCAAGACGCTTGGGATTTATATGAGAAAAAACGCTAAGAATGAAAAAGTCAATAAATTTGCTGGCGAAAAATATGCAAGTGCTGGAGAGAATAGGTTTACAAGTAAAAGCAATAGTGATACAATAAAGTCAATAGATGTTGATGATTTTGAATTATTTGCTTCTAGCAAGAGCAATAACATTTTACCGGAAGTGTCAAAAGTTATTACAGACACCATTAAAAAGTTTGAAAATCAAGGTGGAATGTACAAGAGGGAAAAGTAAATGATAGTTGGTATACCTTGTGGAAACTGTAAACATATACGACCTAATAAAGATGGTTGGCAATGTGTTTGTGACGCTTTCCCTGATGGCATTCCTGATGATAACTTATTCTACAAAAGCGAAACAGAACTGTTGGAGATGAAAGTCTGTAACAATGGTATAGGCTATGAGCCAGCAGGGAGAATTTGGAAGTAATTCAGAGGTGCTTTTTTGATGTAAAAATAATGGGGTAGCAAAATGCGACCCCATAAATAAAAGTTACCAGCAAATTAAAAAACACAATAAACAAGAGCAATAGGACAGTTTTAGACTGTCCTATTTTTGTTGCTTGGCAAGTTGAACATAATATAGGGCTATAGCCAAATGGTAAGGCAAGGGACTTTGACTCCTTTAGTGTAGGTTCGATTCCTACTAGCTCTGTTTGCCGTATACTTTGTATATAAAAAACTTAGTTGTTTGGGTGCGAAAAGTATATTTTATACTTGCACGAGCAACACAGTAGCAAACAAGTATGGTTTTAGCGTTTGCTACAAATTAAATTGCATTACATTAAAAAGGGGGTAATTTTATTGGGCTAGGTATAATATTTTTCTATAAAACAATTACGGCGATGTCTTCGGACTAAACCTAGTGGGAAGGTTGCGACCAAACCACTTTAAATAATTTAGTCAGCAAGAGGGGATAGGTGCAACAGCCTATTCCTTTTTTATATTTGCCCTGAATATGGCGTAAAACTATTCAAGCATTTTAACATAAGAGGTGAAACCTCGTAAAAAATCGTATTGGAGGAATGAGTAAAATGAAAAGAAATTTTTTAGAAGACTTAGGTCTTGAAAAAGAAGTGGTTGACAAAATTATGGCTGAAAACGGCAAGGATATTGAGAATGCCAAGGCTAATTATGACGAGCTAAAGGCTGAATTAAAGACAGCTAATGCTACAATAGCTGATAGAGATAATCAGTTAAAAGAGCTTAAAGATAGTGCAAAAGGCAATGAAGATTTAACTGCTAAGATTGCTGAGCTTGAAAAGCAGAACAAAGATGAAGCTAAAAATCATAAAGCAGAAATTGAAAGTCTTAAAATTAATAATGCCATTGATAAAGCTCTTGCTACTTTCAAAGCTAAAACACCTAAAGCTGTTAAAGCAATGCTTGATATGGAAAATATTAAGTTTGACGAAGACGGCAACATTACAGGTATTGATGAGCAGGTAAAGGCTATTGCTGAAGCAGAAGATACAAAGTATCTGTTTGATAGTGCTACACCTAACTTCAAGGGGACTGTGCCTGGATATGGTGCAGATGATGTGAACCCAGAGACTGATAAAATGACCTATAGTCAAATGTGTGCTTACTTGGAGGATAATCCAGGAGCAACGATTTAAAAGGAGGAGTAATAAATGAAATTTGATAGTAAGACATTTAATCCACAGGCTTTTGGTAAATATGTGGAAAGAATACCACAACTTAAAAAGAACGAGCTTATTAAAAGTGGAGCTTTAAAAGGAAATACTGAAATTAGAAATGCTTTTAGTTCGCAGACTGGTACAGCTTATGCGATATTACCTATGTATGGTCTACTTGATGGTGAGGTTTTAAACTATGACGGTCAGAATGATATTACAGCAACAACTACAACAACATATGAAAGAGGTGTAGTGGTTACCGGTAGAGCTAAGGCTTGGACTGAAGGTGACTTCGCTGTTGATATTACTGGTGGCGTCGACTTTATGGATAATGTTGCACAGCAGGTATCAGAATACTTTGACGGTGTTGACCAGGACACATTGCTTGCAATCCTCGAGGGTATCTTCAACATGACTGGTACAGAGAATAAAAAGTTTGTAGACCAGCATACTTACGATATTACATCTATTGATGATGGTATGACGGGTCCAGCTACTCTCAATAGTGCTATTCAGAAAGCAGGTGGCGATAATAAGAGCAAGTTCACAATGGTTATTATGCACTCAACTGTTGCAACTAATCTTGAAAATCTCAAACTTTTAGCTTATTTAAAGCAGACAGATAGTAACGGTATTGAAAGAGAACTTGGACTTGCAACTTGGAATGGCAGAACTGTTATTGTTGATGACGATATGCCTACATCTGAAGTAGCTGAGTCTAAGAGTGGTGCTGGTGATGGTTATACTAAGTATGTAACATATGTACTTGGTACAGGTGCTTTTGACTATGAAAATATCGGTGCTAAAGTACCTTTTGAAATGAACAGAGACCCTAAGACACACGGTGGTCAGGATACTTTATATGCCAGACAGAGAAAGTGCTATGCCCCTTATGGTATTAGTTACACTAAGAAGAAACAAGCTACCTTATCTCCTACAGATACAGAACTAAAAGACGGTAGCAACTGGGAGCTTGTAAACGATGGTAACGGCAAGACAATAAATCACAAGGCTATTCCTATTGCAAGAATTATTTCAAAGGGCTGATAATATGGTTACAAGTAAACAAGTAGCAAACAAGCTAAAATTGTTAGGCTACAATATCCCTGACGGGGAGAATGAGATTTTAGAAGTCTTAATTGACGAGGTCAGGGATTATATTTTAAATTATTGCAACATTAAAGAAGTGCCTGCTGAACTTAACTCTTGTTGGGTAAGTCTTGTGTGCCAAAAATATTTGCAAAATAAACTTGCTTTAGGGGATATGGAAGGAGTGGAGAATGGAAATATTTCTTCCATATCCGAAGGCGAGACAAGCATAAGTTATGACAATAGCAATAGTAGTGTTGCTAGAATGCAGAAGCTGATTGACAAGTTAGGGAAAGTAGAAAATCAGCTTATTGGATTTAGAAAGGTGAAGTGGTAATATGGGCAATCCTTTTGATGTTATGAGGAAACAGCTTGAGAAGATGTATTTTGGTAAATGTGATGTTTACGAATATGTAAAAATCAAAAATGAGGAAACTAAAATAACTTCGCATAAAGAAAAGCTTGTTTACAGTAATATCCCTTGTAGGTTATCGTATGGTAAAAGCCCCGCAAATACTATAAATGATGGAGCAGAACTAGCCCAAACCATAAAGCTTTTTATGGCTCCGGATATAGTTATAAACGCAGGGTCTAAGATTGTTGTTACTCAAAACAATAGAACAGAAGCTTACAGTAATTCCGGAAAAAGCAAAGTCTATAATTCGCACCAAGAAATAGAACTTGAAATATTTAAGGAGTGGTCATAATGCCGGTAGATATATCTCAGCTTAAAGAGTTTTCTAAAAAAATAGACAATTTGCCTAAAGTCGTAAACTCAGGCAAAATTGCTGACGACACCCTAAAGGAACTTGGAGCTAAGATGCTACGAATGGTAAAAGAAAGAACCCCTGTAGGGAAAAGTCAAACCACAACCGTTCTAAGGTGGAGGCGAGGTAAAGACGGTAGTGTTAGTGTTATGAAAAATAAAGATGGCACAGCCAAAACAAAGGAAATAACAACATATACAGGGGGAACTTTAAGAAGAAACTGGAAAATAAGTAAAATTATTAAAGATGGGGATAATCACTACTTAATAATATATAACAACATATATTATGCTTCTTATGTTGAGTTCGGACACAGACAACAGCCTGGGAGGTTTGTTCCTGTTCTTGGAAAAAGATTAAAGGCTGGATATGTTAAGGGACATTACATGATGACAAATTCAGCAAGAGAAATTGAAAAAGTTGCAACAAGGTTGGCAGAAAAAAATATGAAGCGTAGATTTGATGAGGTTTTTAAATGATAGATGTAATAGGTGAAATTATTAAAGGAATTGCGATTAAGCTAGATTCCCTTTTTGAAAATGTAGAAATATATACAGAAAATGTTCCACAAGGTCTTAATACACCTTGTTTTTTTATTTCTTGTATAAATCACAATACTGACTTACTACTAAACGAAACTAAAATAAAAGAAACGACTTTCGATATTACATATATGGCAACTGAAAATACATCAACTCCCAACGCCGAATTAGATAAGGTATTGGGAGTAATCTCTGACGGCCTATTGAGTATAACTGCTTTAGATAAGACTTTTAAAGCTCGAAATGTAGAAATACAAAAGTTTGATAAAGAGCTGCATTTTATTGTTAGTTATAATTTTATTAGGTTGGCCGACAAGGAAAAGCCATATATGGAAAATTTAAAGAAAGAGGTGAAGGCAAATGGCTGAAACAGAAAATAAATCGATAGTAAAAGAAGATACTTTTACTAAAGAACAGTTGTTAAGCAGCAGAAAGTACAAAAATTGTACAGATGTATTAAGTTTTTTATTGGACGATAAAACCCAATATACTTTCAGTGAAGTGGATGAACTCATTAAAAAATTTTATAAAGGGGGTAAATCATAATGGCTTTAGGCGGAGGAAATTTTACAACACAGAACAAAGCATTGCCAGGAAGCTACATTAATTTTGTTAGCACATCGAACAATGCTAATGTTTTTGGAGAAAGAGGCATAGGTGCTATGTGTTTTTCTAGCGATTGGTTAGCACAGGGTGCTGTAACAGAAATTACAGCAGAAGACTTTTTAACAAACTCTACTAAAATATTAGGTCACGACTACGGTGATGACAGTATGTTAGTTTTAAGAGAGTTTTTTAAGAACGGTAGCAAATTATATGCTTACAACCTTAACGGCGGTGGTGTAAAGGCTAACAATGCTTATTGTACAGCCAAAAATGCAGGTACTAGAGGTAACGATTTAAAGACTGTTATTGCAAAAAATGTAGATAATACAAACTTGTACGATGTAAGTACATATTTAGGCACAATGCTTGTGGATAAGCAGACAGTAGCAACATCTAAGGACCTTGTAAGCAATGATTTTGTTACATTTTTACCTAGTGCAAGCCTTACTGTAACAGCCGGGACAAATCTTACAGGAGGTACAAACGGTACTTTTAACGAAACACAGGTAGCACAGAACTTTATTAACGCATTAGAACCTTACAGCTTTAATGGCTTATGTGTTGTAACAGACAATAGTTCTGTAAACAGCCTTTTAGCGGCGTACACAAAGAGAATGCGTGATAGTGTAGGCAAGAAGTTTCAGGCTGTTGTGTTTGATACTGACAACAATTATGACTACGAGGGTGTTATCGTAGTACCTAACCAGTCTGACGAGGATGACGGCGTTATTGTAGCTTGGGTGTTAGGTGCGGTCGCAGGCTGTGAGATTAATAAAAGTTTAACCAATACTGTATATAACGGGGAATTGGATATTGATGTTAATTATACACAGTCAGGTCTTGAAGATTTTATAGGTGATGGGTTATTCACTTTTCATAAAGTTGGAAGTGAGGTAAGGGTTCTTGAAGACATTAACAGCCTTAAATCTACAACTATTGAAAAAAGTAATATATTTAAGAATAACCAGACTGTTAGGGTTTGCGACCAGATTGCCACAGATATTGCAGAAATCTTTAATACCTATTACTTAGGTAAAGTCCAAAATGATGATATGGGAAGAACTGCATTTAGAGGAGATATAATAAATCACCATAATGTTTTGGTTGGCAAAAGAGCCATAGAAGCATTTAATAGTGAAGATATACAGATTACACAAGGCAATGAAAAAGGTTCTGTCGTTGTTAATGAAACTATTACAATAATTAACACAATGGACAAGCTTTACATGACAGTAAAGGTTAATTAGGAGGTGAAAAAATTATGGGTAAAGTATTATCCCTAAAAGCAATAGATACCATTAACGGTGCTATGGGTAGGTGTTATGCCAAAATTAATGGTTCGCTTGAAGAAATGATTTATGCGACAAAGGTAAACGCAGATGTTGAAAAAAACATGAAGGAAATTCCTGTTTTAGGATATAACGGACAAAAAAACAAAAGTACCGGCTGGAAAGGAACAGGAACTATAACTGCTTATTACATTACCAGTCTGTTCAGAAAACTTATGCTTGAGTATATGAATACGGGCAAGGATTTTTACATGGACCTTTACATTGAAAATGAAGACCCTAGTTCTGGTACAGGAAAGCAGAAGATTTGGCTCAAGAATGTAACAATAACAAAAGTTACTTTGGCAATGCTTGATGTTACAAATACAGAATTAAACGAAGAAATGCCTTTTGTATTCGATGGTGCAGAATTAATAGAAGGTTTTGATATAGTATATGGTGAATAATCGGAGGTAAAAAAATATGAATTTTCAGGAATTTTTAAATAGAAGCGAAAGCACAAGAGATGTAACTAAAAAAGTAATAGTTGGCGACAGATTTAAGGACGAAAATGGCAAAGATTACGCGTTTACAATAAAAGCTATCAGTATTAATAAGATGGAAGAATTTCGCAGACAGGCGACAATAACTAATTCTAAAGGTTTATTTGAATTTAGCGCTGGTAAATTTAATTCTAAACTTGCTATCGAATGTTGCAAATACCCTAACTTTAAAGACGCTAAGAGTATAGAAGAAAGAGGTTTACATACTCCGGAAGAATATTTAAGAGATGTACTTCTTCCAGGAGAAATTGAAGCATTAGGTATGGCTATACAGAGTACTTGCGGTTACAATGTGTCAGTAAACGAACTTATTGAAACATCAAAAAACTAATAACGGGAGGTGACAAAGACGCAAATCTTTGTTATTATGCCTTGCACAAATGGCATAAACTCCCGAACGAAATAATGTCCCTCTCCCGCGAAGAGAGGGCTTTTTTGTGGGCATCTATGATTGTACTAGCGGAAAAGAAAAGGAAGTGATATTGTGAGTGAAGTTAGAACTAAAATAACAGTAACGGACGGTGTCACTTCTACCGTCAGACGAATGCAGAACTCAGTATCTGGTTTGATAACTAAAGTTGTACAGCTCGATAAGGAGTTTGATAAGGCTTTTAACCTTGGAAGATTTGGGAACACAAATCAAACTTTACAATCAACTAACAGTAACATGCAAGCTATCACTGATAGCACAAAAGCTTTCGAAGAACAGTTAAACAGAATAAGGGAAGATATTCAAGGAATAAGGGACATACAAGGAACATTAGCTCAATCCCAAAATAGTTTTAATGCTTCTTTAGGCTCTAGTGCAAGTGGAGCTAACGCACTACTAAGTACGATGAAAAAGATTGTAACTGTTGCCGCAACGGGTTACGGAGCAAAAAATCTAATAGATAAGTCCGACACATGGACAAATATGCAGGCTAGACTTAGACTTAATACTGATACAGACGGAGAAAGAGATGTACTTCAGTTACAAGCATATCAGGCAGCCCTTAGAAGCCGTGGTGATTATAAAACTACAGCAGATTCAATAGCTAAATTAGGTCTACTTGCGGGAGATGCTTTTAATAGCAATACAGAAACCGTTTTATTTGCCGAACTCATGAACAAAAGTTTCAAACTTAGTGGTGCAAGTACAGAAGAAAAAAATGCAGGTATGTATCAGCTTACACAGGCTATGGCTTCTGGTAAATTACAGGGCGATGAATTTAGGAGTATTATGGAAAATGCTCCAATGTTAGCACAAGCAATAGCAGACTACACAGGAAAGACAAAGGGTGACTTGAAAGAAATGTCAGCCGATGGTGCTATTACAGCTGACATTATAAAAGGAGCTTTATTTAATGCTGCTGATGATATAAATAGTAAATTTGAAACAATGCCAATGACATTTGCGGATTCGTGGACTAATGTTGTTACACAAGCTCAACAATCATTTTCAGGGCTATACGAGCAAATGAATAATATGCTCAACTCTGATGTGGGACAAGGTGTGTTTAGTGGGATAATTGACGCAATTAAGACGGCCGAACAGTATGGTCAGTTATTCCTAAGTACATTAAATGCTGGATTTATTGTTGCTGGTCCGGGAATTGATGCTGCAGCGAATAGTGCGGCAAACTTCACTAAACAAATGTTCGGAGCAACAGGTGTTGTAGGAAGTTTTGTGAAAAACATTTCAAGGCTTGTAAGTTCTCAAGGTTTCGCAGATAGCTTAAATATAGTTGGTGGTACTATTATTACTATAGGTAATGCAATTAATTTTGTAATGACTGTTGCAACACCTCTTTTACCTTTAATTACTGGTATATATGTAGCGTTTAAGACATACAATACAATTTACCCTATAATAAATACAGTTACCACCGGGATAGCAGGGGTTGTAACTTCTACAATAGCATTAAAAAACGCATTGACGGGAGCAACAGAAGCTCAAAACGGGCTGAGTGCAGCTATGAACACAAATCCGTATTTGCTTGTAGCTAGTGCAGTGGCGAAAGTTATTGCTATGTTACTTTCACTTATAGCTACTATAAAGGCTGTTAATGCAGCTGCTGGATTAGCGGCTGATAGTCAAACACAAGCATCTTTAGACGCTATAGAATACAGAGATAAGCATGGAGTTAGTTTGGCGACAGCTCAACAGATAATTAGTACACAAAAAACATACGATGACCAAATGGATGGATTAGACAATGACATCAAAAAGTTGCAAGAAAAAAGAAAAAAACTCCAAACAAGGTATGGTACATTATTTGGAGATTCCGGAAACTTATCTGTGAATGTAATGACAGCTCAAGACAATTATGTAAACAAACAGCTAGATGATATTACCAAGCAAATATCTGAAAAATACAAACAAAAAGAAGCTTTGTGGGGTGCTAGGTATGAAGAAACTAAAAACGCCGAAAATGCTGATAAAGCTAATCAAAAAGCTATGGCAGAGTTAAAAAAGATAAGCACAGACCCTAACGATTACATATCTGACGGTGGAATTAACCTAGATGGAAAAGACAAAAAGACCGATGTAGGAACAGTTGATGAAGTAAACAAGATTAATGATACTGTAGATATAGCCAGTGAGGACCTTAAATATATGAGAGAGCTTGCCGAACAAGAGATTATTAATCAATTTACATCTAAGTTGATACAGCCCAGTATAAATGTTACTTTTGGAGAGGTAACTCAAACAGCTGATGTAGATGCTGTAGTTAAACAAATTACAAAAGGACTTGTTGACAGTTTGAACAATAGTTCAGATTTAGTACATATATAATATTGACATATTTTTATTTTTTTGTTACTATAAAAATAAAAAGGGGTGTTGATATGATTAAATTAAAATCAAAGGCATTATTTTTAATAGCTTTTATTGGAATTATTTTATCACTGACTTGTTCGGTATATGCGAGTAATAATTTACTTGATGTAACTAAGAGTGATATAGATAACCTTGAAAAAATTATTAACGAAAAGTATTTTTCATTTACTAATTCTTACGATTATACAGATTGTTCCGACGAGGAATTTGTAAGGTATTTAATGATTTCTTTATTCTGTAATAACGAAATATCTCAATCAGATAATAAAGACCCTCTTAATAAACTTCAGTGGAATTATAAAGTAGATGGGGAATATTTTGATTGGATTTCACAGAACATATTCCATAAGAAAATAAGTCATAATTATAATTCGGATTTTGGTTATTATTACAACGGCTATTATTATTATATGATTGAGGGCATTGGGGGCATGGACGAAACTTATAGTATTGTAAGTTGTGAAAAAAGAGCCGATAATAAATATAATATAAAAGGAATATTGGATTTTCATGAAAATGGAGGACAGTATAATTTTTATATTATAGCTGATTTGCAAGAATTAAACGGAAAAAGAGAGTGGACTTTTTATAAATCTAGCAAGTTGCCATTGTTTTATGACGAGGAGTCGGCTAATGATATAAGACTCCAAATAGATGGCGAGGATATAATCTTTCCTATTAATAGTGTTAAACCTCAAATCTATAATAACAGAGTTTATGTTCCTATTAGAAAGGCTTGTGAATATTTAGGAATTACAGTTAAGTACGATAGCAGTAGTGGTATGATGTACTTCTATAGTGGCAACGGAAGAAACTCATCACACCTAAAAGGAACATCAATTATATATGTTAATGGTAATCCTGTAAATTTTGATACAACATCAATAAATGTTAATGGAAACACATTAATGCCAATACGAATGTTGGCTGAATCATTAGGGAAAAGTGTAAGTTGGAATAGTGATACACGAACAGTAAATGTTATTAGTTGATTTATTTAATGTGAATTTTAAAATTGTAATGAAAGCAATCTCAAAAGAGGTTGCTTTTTTGATTGTAAAAAATTTTTAAAATACCTCTTGACTTTTTGAATACCATAATATATACTGTATTTAGTGGTATTCAAAAAGTGAGGTGATGAAAATGAGTCCACGAACAGGTAGACCAAAATCTGATAATCCTAAGTCAACCCAGCTTGCCGTAAGGTTGGATAACGATACTTTGAATAAATTAGATGAGGTTTCAAAGGTAAATTCTGAAACAAGAGTTCAAACGATAAGACGAGGTATTGAAAAATTGTATTCGGAATTAAACAAATAAAAAAAGAACGGCTACTACACAACCGACCAAAGTTACTAGTAACCATTCTTTGTAGAAAAGAAGTTTCCTTCTGTGAAATATTTTAACACAGAAAGAAGCTCTTTTCAAGAACCAGTTTTTAGATTTGAAAGGAGTTTTTTATTATGGATAAAATGATAAACGCAATGATAGAGGCTATATATAATGATTTTATAAGCAAAGGAGATTATTCAGACTTACCTGAGGCAACACAAGCAAGAGATAATACATATAATTTATACTGGGATAATCCTAAGTTTGAAGATATTAGACACGAGTTAGACGCAGCTATAGGACAAAGTGATTGTGCGAGTGAAAAACAGGGTTTTATTTATGGCTTTAAAAAAGCTATGGAATTATTTGAAAGAGATGGTGGTATAAGATGAACGAATTAATAAAAGTAAATTATGACAGTGAAAAGCCAACTGTATTAGGTAGAGATTTATATGAAGCTTTGGAAGTAAAATCAAAATATGCTGATTGGTTTAAGAATATGTGTGGATATGGATTTACCGAAAATGTTGATTATATGTCGTTTTCTAAAATTTTAGAAAACGGTGGTAAGGCTAAAGACCACCAACTTACAATCCAAATGGCAAAAGAAATTTGTATGCTACAGAGAAATGAAAAAGGCAAGCAATTTCGTCAATATTTCATACAGATTGAAGAAAGTTGGAACAGTCCGGAAATGGTAATGTCAAGAGCTTTGAAAATGGCTGAAAACCAAATAAAGAAGTTGACAGTTATTAACTCACAGCTTACAGTTGACAATACAATTATGAAGCCTAAGGCTGATTACTTTGACGAGCTTGTGGATAGAAATTTACTTACAAATTTCAGAGAAACAGCAAAACAGCTTGAAGTTGGTGAGAAGAAATTTATCAAATTCCTTATAGAACATAAATATGTATATAGGGATAAGAGGGGAAAATTGATGCCTTATGCCGATAAAAATAAGGGATTGTTTGAATTAAAAGAAACCTTTAATGAAAAGACTAGTTGGAAAGGTACTCAAACATTAATTACTCCAAAGGGTAGAGAAACATTTAGGTTACTGATACCTAAAGCTATTGCTTAATATATGAATATTTACAAAAAGGTTATTGTTCGCAATAGCCTTTTTTGTTTGCCTTGAAAGGGGGTGATTAGCAATGTATAGATTTATCTTCCAGAGAGATGTTGACGGAAATACAGAAGAAATTGAGTTTCCTCTTGCTCCAAAGCAGTTTAAAACGGTAGTAGGAAACAAAAACAAGACTTACGAATTAGTATCTGTTGGAGAAGTAAATGTTCCTAAAGATATTGGACTTAGAACCTTTACTTTTGAAGTATTATTGCCTAAAAACGATGTTTTAGTAACGGGAACAAAATATTATGTCGAAGATGATGCAATTAAAAACTGGACAAAAATGCAATTTAAAGAACCTATATGGTATTTAAACAGATTAAGAGAGTTAAAAGCTAAGAAAGCTCCTTTTTTCTTAATAATAATAAGACAAATGAGAGATGGATACAACAATGATGGGAGCATAAAGATAAAGCAACTCTTTGGTGGAAATTTAAAAGTTACTCTTGAAAGCTATACTGTAGAAGAAAATGCTGGCGAAGAAGGAGATTTTTGGGTAAACATAACACTTAAAGAATATAGAGAAGTCGGTGTACTAAAAAAGCTTGAAAATACTGGGAAAGTAAACGATGACGGTAAAACAGAAATTGTTGAAAACATAGATAGGAAAGATACAATGACCTTAGTTGATACATATACAGTCCAAAAGGGAGATACTCTCTGGGGAATTGCAAAAAAACAATTAAACGATGGAAGTATGTATTCTTATCTAGCCAAAATCAATAAGATTGAGGACCCAAACTCTATAAAGGTAGGACAGGTATTAAAGCTTAAAGAACCAGAAATGCACGAACCAACAATAAACGAAGGTAGCTTTACAGCAACTAGTAACGGGAGTGTTACATTTAATGAAGAAAACAGCGACCACACTTATACAGTAAGCTCTACATATCCAATTAATTAATTAAGGAGTGATAAAATGAGCACACAGGTTGAAAAATTAATTGACTGGGCAAATGCTTATGTAAACAAAGAAAAATTCCCTCACGCCAATTCTAAAAGTGATATGTGGAATGCAAAAGACAGTTGCCAAAGCTTTGTTGCATCAGCATATTACGCAGCAGGAATAAACAAAGTGTATACTAGTTACAACACAGCAGCACAAGCAAGAAAGGCTTGGGGTAGCAATAGTTTAAGTTGGAAGAATGGCAAAATAGATTATAGCAAAATACCAACAGGAGCTTGTATATATTCTCAGGCTGGCAAAGACACAAGAGGACACGTTTCTTTATATATTGGAAACGGCTATATTATAGAAGCCGGAACAGACACAATCCAAAAAGTGTTGCTTAATGATACTTTAAGTGGGCGAACATATTATAGTTGGGGATATAATGGAAACACTAAGCCGGGAGGCTCTGTTACTGGAGGTCTTACAAGTATAAAACAATACTTAGGCGAATTTACTTTAACAGCATATTGTTCTTGTAAGATTTGTTGTGGAAATTATAGCCCAGAAGTGACCGGAAAGAAAAGCACGACAGCAAGCGGAACTACCCCTAAAGCAGGAAGAACTGTAGCTGTAGATAAATCTGTTATCCCACTTGGTAGTAAATTAGAAATTTTAGGTAAAAATTATGTAGCCGAAGATGTTGGCGGGGCAATAAAAGGAAATAGAATTGATATTTATTTTGACAAGCATTCAGAAGCTGTAAAATTTGGTAAACAAGTAGCAGATGTATACATATTAAAAGATGATATAGATACTCCCGGCTCCAATAGCACTATAAGCTTCAACTTAAACAAAAAAAGCTTAGAGAACTTACCAAAATTTAACAAAGCAGAAAAAGCGAAAATTGTTTGCGATGAAGGAAATAAGGGCGTTTGTTTAAAGATAATACACGAATCTACAATATATACAGTTACAGATGTATGTAAGGACAAGATAACCCTTTATTCAAAAAGGGGAGCCAATCCAGCTAAATTGACATTTAGCATTTTAAGAAGTGCATTAACAAATAATAGTATAAACTTTACAGAAGGTGATGCTGTAGCTCTTATGTACGATGATGTTAAAATGTTTTGGGGATATATTTTTAGTAAACAAAGAACTAAAGAACAGGTTATTACAGTAGTTGCGTATGACCAAACAAGATACTTAAAAAACAAAGAAACTTATTGCTACGACGGGAAGACTGCAACAGAAGTTATTAAAATGATAGCTAATGACTATAGGCTGCAATTAGGAGCTTTAGCTGACACAGAGTATGTAATTTGTAATCGTGTTGAAGATGATAAAACCTTATGGGATATTATATACAATGCTTTAGATTTTACACAAATATATAGCGGGAAAGGCTTTGTTTTTTATGATGACTTTGGAAGCCTAACATTGAAAAGCTATGATGATTTAAGAGTTCCTCTGGCTTTGGTTGACGATGATAATACCCTGATAGACTTTAACTATAAAACTGATATTGATACAAATACCTACAATAGAGTTGTAATGTACCGTGACAATGAAACAACTTTGTGTAGAGATGTTTATATTTCTCAAGATAGTTTGAATGAAATAAAATGGGGTGTTTTGCAGTATACTCAAAGAGCATCCGATAGCTATACAGAGAACCAAATACAAGATTTATGCGACAGGACTTTAGCATTGTATAACAGGATGAAAAGAACTTTTAGCATAGAAGATGCCGGCAACGCAAATGTAAGAGCTGGTGTTGGTGTTTGGGTAAACATTAAGGATGTTGGTGAAGAAATAAATGCAGGCTTTGTTGTAGAAAGTTGTACACATACATTCGAAAACGGAAGATTTACAATGAAGTTAGAGTTAGGAAGTGATAATTATGGAACTAGCTGACGCAATTAAAAGTGCAATAATTGAAGTAATGAAAGCAACAAACCCTTGTGATTGCGTTGTAGGAAAAGTTGAAAGCTTATCTCCTATAAGTGTAAGAATAAGTGAAAAAATTACATTAAAAAACGGAAATTTAAAGTTTTGTAAAGGAGTTGTAGACTTAAAGGTAGACGACGAAATCTTATGTATCAGAAAGTCTGGAGGACAGATTTTCTATGTTGTAGATAAGGTGGTAGATAAATATGATACCGACTAATGGCATTATTGGAAACGCGGTTAAAATAGAATATTCTAACACAACTTATGGAATAGACTTTGTAAACAAAGTTGTAAAAAGCAATATTGACAATATAGAAGCATTAAAGCAATCTATATACATTATGTTAAATGTTGAAAGGTATGATTTCTTAATATACAATCACAATTACGGTATAGAATTAAAAAATTTATTCGGAAAGGATATGCAACTTGTTTGCTCTGTTCTGGAAAGGCGTATTAGAGATTGTTTGTCTGTTGATAATAGAATTAGCGATTTGTCTGACTTTGAATTTACTATATATAGAAATACATTAAAAGTAACATTTACGGTATCAAGCATATTCGGAAAACACGAGCAGGAGGTGAAAATAAATGTTTGAAGAAATGACATTTGAATACATATTAAACAGAGCCTTGTCAGCAGTACCTAACAGTATTGATAAACGACAAGGTTCTATTATTTATGATGCGATTGCTCCAGCTTGTGCTGAATTAGCTCAAATTTACATACAGCTCGACTACATTTTAAATTGTGCTTTTGCAGATACAGCTACAAGAAAATTTTTATTATTAAAGGCTAAAGAAATAGGAATTGAACCTAAAGCGTCTAGTCCTGCAACTATCAAAGTTAAATTTAATACGGCTGTCAGTATAAATGATAGATTCAGTCTTAACGGTTTAACTTATTTTGTTACGGACCTTATAGACGACGATGAACATTCTTATAATCTGCAATGCGAAACCAACGGTACAATAGGAAATGACATTACTGGGAAAATGCTCCCTGTTGAAACAATAACAGGGCTTACAGATATTACTGTTATTGAATTGTCTATTGCAGGTGAAGATGAGGAAGATACAGAAGCGTTTAGAGCAAGGTACTTCGAGACTGTAAACAACTCAGCCTTTGGAGGCAACAAAGCACAGTATAAGCAATGGGTAAAAGCTATATATGGTGTTGGGCAATGTAAGATTATTCGTGCTGTAGACGGTGGGGGAACGGTAGGAGTGGTTATAACATCTGCCGAAAATGATGAAGTTAGTACAGAACTTGTAAAGAGTGTAAAAGAAATATTAGACCCTGTTAAAACAGAAGGCCAAGGTGACGGACTAGCCCCCGTGGGTCACATTGTTTCTGTCAATTCTGTAAATTTAAAAGGCGTAACAATTAACATAGATTGGCTTTTACAGAACGGTGCTGATGAAGCAACAGTAACAATAAAAGCAAACGATATTATTAAAGATTATATTAAAGAGGTTAATGCTAAGTGGGAAGACAATACAAGCCTTACTATAAGCAGTTATCAGCTTATTGCTAGACTAGCAGAAATCAAAGAGATACAGGATATTGCAAGCCTTACATTTGGCGATAATACAACAAGGATATTAGAAGCCAAAGAGGACGAAATTTTCAATTTCGAAACATTGGTTATAAAGGGGGTGTAAGTATTGAAAATAATAGAATATTTACCTTCCGTTTTAGCTGAAATTAGAGAGTTTAAAGTTTTAGGCGAAGCCGAAGATTTACAATTAGACAATTTAAAAACTGAGATTAACAGCCTCACGAACGAGCTTTTTGTGACTACTGCCGAAAGGGTTGGCCTAGACAGGTGGGAAAAGATTTTAAACATTACCAACTCTAGTACAGATGTGGAGTTTAGAAGATTTAGGATTTTAAGTCGTTTAAACTCTTTCGGACTTACATTAAATCAGCGACTTTCGTCTATTGTAGGTTCAGGTAATTACAAGGTCGATTATTACTTTAAAGAGTATAGGCTAAAAGTTTCTTTAACTTTAGACACAAAAGAGTACGAAAAAGAAGTAAGGCGAATGTTAGACGAGGTTGTTCCCGCGAATTTGATAATAGACTTCGGACTTCTATATAACACACATGAGATATTAGGTAGATTTACACACGAACAATTAAGTAAATATACGCATCAAAAGTTACGAGAAGATGCAGCATTGAACAAGTAGGAGGTGGAGAAAATGGTATATATTGAGTTTAAAGCAACGGGTTCAAATCTAAGAAGAATAGACTTAAATAAGGTCGTTGCATATACCCAGAACGAATTGAGTGCTAGATTTAGTTTAAATTCGGATTGGGACGACCTTAACCCTATTGTGGCCGTTTTTAGCAAAGACGGAGGAACTTGTTACGATATGGTCTTAGACGATAATAGGGAATGTACTGTGCCTTGGGAGGTTCTGTCAGGCAAGGGGGTTTTAACTGTATCTTTGGTAGGCGGGAACACTCTTACAAGCACAGAAGTAGAGATAAATGTATTAGCAACTGGTCAGCTTGGTGGGCTTGTATCACAGCCAACAGACACATTATATAGACAGTTGCTGTCTAAGTATAACGAAGTCGAGGCAGACTGGGAGAGCTGCAAAAACTTATTAGATACATACAAAAGCGAAGTATCTGCCAGTACAAGTGCCATAGATGCTACAAGAGAGAATGCGGTAATTGAGCTTACACAGATACAAAACGATGTAAACAGCTTACTGAAAGAGTGTAAAAACAATCTGTCAGATGCCAAAGAAGTATACGACAAGTCTGTAGAGTTGCTTAACAGTATAGCTCTTAACAGTAAGTATCTCGCAAACGAGGGGCTTGTGATAGGAGCTGTAGAAAAGTGTAATGTAATAATCGCATTATCTTCGGAGGAAACGCTATCTTATATCGACCTTGCACATGGGGTTATCTACAATAGTACAAGCAACGGAGTAGATATTTATACAGATGGTGAAGATACGATAACACAGTTGTTAAGCGAGAGTGCAGTCAGTTATATTAATTTAGGAGGTGTTGCGTAAATGAAAAAATTAGGTAAAAATGCGTTAGCAAATCTGACATTAGATACTGCTTGTCAGATTGATTTGGGGAGTAATGTTACTGCTGTAGATAGTAGTAATTACAACAGCAACATTCTATGGGGTGTTAATCACAACAACCCTATTGTAAACGACCTGGAGTTTAGAGAGCAAAAGTATACTATAAGCGATTCCGAAGGAGTGGTAGACCCCAACAGTGACGGGGTGACAAAAATAGACTATGCACAAATAAAAAACAATAAAGCAATTTTACAAGCGTATAAGCTATGTAGTGATGATAAAATAAGAAGATGTAAAGCATATTATCCAATAGATGTTACAAGTCACGATTTAACTAAATTATCAAACGAAATCAAAGCTTCAAGAAATAAAATAACTGAAGTGTTTATTCCACACATAGTACAACAACTTGTTAATGAAGTTTTTGTTTATACGCAAATTAAAGAAATAGAAATTCCCGACAGCGTAACAAATCTTGGAGTACAAATCTTCGGGTACTGTACTAATTTAGAAAATATAGAAATTCCGGACAGTGTAACAAGTCTTGGAGCTAAAGCCTTCTATAATTGTACTAGTTTAGAAAGTGTAAAGCTTTCAAAAGAAATAACATTAATAGGGGGATATACTTTCTATAATTGTAGCAGTTTAAAAAATATTGTAATTCCAGATAAAGTAATAACTATAAACGATTATGCTTTTGCCGGTTGCACAAATTTGGAAAATGTAAAAATTTCTAATAGTGTAACAGCTATAGGAAAAAGCGTATTTAGTAATACAAACTTAAAAAGTATAACAATTCCAAGCAATGTAACAGGCATTGGTGCAAATACATTTTATAACTGTAACAATTTAAAAACAATAACAATTAATAAAGAGGCAAATAGCATTGAGGGTTCTCCGTGGGGAGCTACAGGTGCAGAAATTATATGGGAGGAATAAAAAATGAAGACAAAAGAGTTAAAAAGATTAATTGCAGATGACGGTAAAATTTTAAGAAATACAGAAACGGGCGTAACAGCTCATTGTGTTGATGTTTTTATCGAAAATATTAACAAATGGGAAGAAATTGAAGACAAAGAACAGGAGGAATAGGGTATGGCAAATAAAACGACAACTCTTGGACTTACAAAACCGCTGAGGACGGAAGATTACAATGTAGATGATTTTAACAGTAATGCCGATAAAATTGATGATTACGCAAAATCAACAAGCAAGAATATTACAAATTTAGAATCGAGCATAGATAATCACTCGCACGCTTTAAATGGAACGGGGATAAAAGGTGTTTTGCCTATCTCCAAAGGTGGTACGGGGGCTACAACAGCCTCTGTTGCTGCTAAAAATCTGGGCATTACTGCAATTTTACAGCAAAAAGCAGACAAAGAGCACAAGCATACAGCAAAAGACATAGCAGAAACAGACGAAATAAAATTAATGACGGCAACAGAAAGAAATAAGCTTGCTCAGTTAGCAAAATATTGTTATGTTGTTGCTGCTGAAGACACAGATAGCAAATTAAAAGAATATGCAAATGTGAGATGCACAGGCTCTGCAATGGAAAGCTTTATTCAGACACTTATAGATTATGTGGCAAGAGGAAGTACTATTTATCTGTTGCCGGGTACATACAAGATAAGCAAGCCTATTAGGGTTGGAAAAAGTATAAATTTTCTAGGTGCAGGGGCTGAAACTAAACTTGTAAACTTAGAAGGTGGCTATATTTTTTCTGTTACAAATTCTTGTGTAAGGTTAAAGGATATGCAGCTAATACGCAATTCTGAATTAATGAACAGCACAAGTAATAAAGCATTAATAGAGTTTTATTCTTCTGAGAAAAATATTATTTCTGATGTAGAAATAAGAGGGTGTTTATTTGATTGTAAGAATATGGGCGAAAATCAAGGAGCCGTAATAGGTGTGTTTAATCCGATTACATTAAGAAGTCTGACACAGGTTAGAATATTAGAAAATACATTTTTAGGTTCCGACTATACAGGAAACACTATAGATTTTTCTAATATAGGAAATAGTTTATCAGGTGTAGTAGGTGCAAATGTGAGTAGTAATGGTATTAAGATTAAAACTCAAAACACAACATCTATATGGACGTATGGTCAAAGAACGATATTATTATAATAAGGAGGTAGAGTAAAATGGAAAAGATTTTTAATATGTTTAGTTTAATTTTCGGCTTTGTAGGTGGCATTTTTAGTTTTTGTTTCGGAGGTTTCGATTTGCTTGTCGACACATTAATAGTTATGACCATTTTAGACTATATAACAGGCGTGTTAAAGGCTTGCCTAAGCAAGACATTAAGCAGTTCTATAGGCTTTAAAGGAATTATTAAGAAAGTTATGATTTATACAGTTGTGGTTTGTGCTGTAATGCTGGACAAACTTATGGGTGGGCAGTTGCCACTTAGGGAAGTTGTTATAACATTTTTTATTGCGAACGAAGGGGTTAGCTTGTTAGAGAATGTAAGTCCTTACCTGCCAATCCCCGAACAGCTTAAAGATGTATTGTTACAGCTTAGAGATAATAAAAACAAGGAGTGATGCAAGATGAACATAACAAATGATTACTTACCAATTGGCAAATATCATAGACCTGGCACAAAAATTAAGCCAACAAAAATAGCAGTACACTATGTAGGCAATGCCGGCAGTTCAGCCAAAGGCAACCGAAATTATTTTGCAAATTGTTCTAATTATGTAAGTTCGCATTACATAATCGGCTTAAATGGTGAAATACTTAGACTTATCCCCGAAAACGAAATAAGCTATTGTACGAACCAGGCTAACAGCTATACTATCTCAATCGAGTGCTGTCACCCAGACAGAACTGGAAAATTTAATGATAAAACATTAGAGGCATTGATTGAATTGTGTGCAGATATTTGTAATCGATACGGCTTTAACCCACTTACAGATATTGTTAGACATTATGATGTTACAAAAAAGGCTTGCCCGTTATGGTGGGCGCCTAACGGTCCTAACAAGAGTGCAAATGCTGATTTTATTGCATTTAAAAACAGCGTTAAAAATAAAATTTTAGGGGAGGAAAAAATTGTGAAGCAGAATATAAAAATTAATGGTAAAATCAAGACCGTAGATGCTATAAATAAAGACGGCTATACTTACATTAAGATTAGAGACTTGTCAGATATTGTGAGTATCGGTTACGACAAGGAGACTAAGTTGATTAGTGTAAGTGTAAAATAGATATACAGTAAGGTTGGGGTGTGGCTTTGGCTGCACCCCTGTTTTTTATGTTATAAAATTATACTTACACATTATTCTAATTAAAGTTGTATACGATATTAATATATGATATAATAACAATAAAAAAACAGTTAAAGGAGTTTATATTTTGGTAAAATTAAAAGATTTTAATATCGGTCATGATGATGGCGAACAAGAGGCCGCAGATAGTGTTTTCGTAGATTTATTTTATACAGATAATGATAGTTATAATTCAATACTTGATAAAGATAAATTTATAATTAAAGGGAAAAAAGGTACAGGAAAAACTTTATTAGCTGAATATGTTAAAACAAAGCATAATAAAAAAAATCAAATGTGTGAAATTTTCAAAATGACAGATATTCACGAGCAGATGATTAAAGATTCAAATGTAAATATGAAAAATGAAGAGTTTAAGATGTTCCAAAGATGGTTTTTTACATTAGTAATAGGAAAGTCTTTTGTAAAAAAAGAAGGTTATAGGGGGATTTTTAACGGCAAAATACGTAAATTTAAAAAAGAAATTAAAGCATTATATCCAGAAAATGCATATTTTTTAAAAAATTTTCAAAAAAAATACCAAGGAAATGGTGCAATTGAAAGAGCTGTTAAAGATACAAAGATATCGTTAGGAGCAATGATGGCAATAGAGCAAGAATTTACAAAAAATAATTATTGCAATCAAGTTGATAAGTTTTTTAATTTGATAAAATCAATGTGCAAAAGAAAGGATGTGATTATTTTTATAGATGATATAGATGATTTTAGAGGGAGTATATATGAGAATGAAAACTATATTAACTTTTTAATATCTCTTATTGATGTAATAAAAAGATTTAATATGGATATGAGAAAAAGCAGTATTAATTGTAAAATAGTATTATTGATGAGGGATGATATCTTGGAGGTTTTACATAGTTTTGCAGCTAATTCTAATAAAATTTCATCTAGTATTGTTGAGTTAAATTGGGTAAAAAATTACCAGAACGAGACAAAATATGATACACCTTTGGTATCTATGGTTCTATATAAATTAAAAAATTCTGTGCCAGAATATAGAAATATGGAAAATAAAGAAGTCTATGATATTTTGTTTAGTAAATTTGATAATGAAAATATGAAAAGTTTTTCAGATTATATGATGTTTAACGGGTGTGGTCGTCCTAGAGAAGTAATTAAATTATTAAATTTGGTAAAAAACAAGTTTCCGGATAAAGAAAGTTTTAGATTAGAGTGCTTTAGAAAAGTGTCTGCCGATTATTCGTTGTGGTTTATGGACGAAATAAAAAATGAAATGACACTCAAACTATCAAATTATTACATACTAGATGTGTTTAACTTGTTAAAAAATTTTGGAAAAACCAGTTTTTTTAAGGGAGAAATAGAAACTTTTTTTAAAGAAAATGAAGGGGAATATCCATATATAAAGGACATTTCTGTTTGTTTAACTTATTTATATGAATATAATGTTTTGGGAAATATGTATATTTCAAAAAATCGAAAAAAATATAGTTGGCATTATTATAGATTTGCTAAAAAAGTTAATTTAAAGCAAAAGTTTATAGTACCTGGCGCACTTAAAAAAAGTCTCAAACTTCAATAAGAAAA